CTGCCGCTAATCTCCTGAACGCTCATCGCACCACTTCCCTATTCTGCATATATCCTTGCCTCATTAGCTCTAATTGAAAGTCTCTCTGACGATTGCTCTCTTCGGCCAGTCGTGTCAAGCGCCGCAATTCAGCCCTTGCATCCCCGACGTCTGCCCAAGTCTCCATTAGTCCGCCCGCCTCAGTTGCCACCGCGCCTGTTGCCAGAGCGGCGGCGCTCGACACCGGAGCCAGTAAGCCGGCGGCCCCGCCAAGCCCTACTCCCGTTACAAACTCGCCTGCACCCTTCGTCGCCCCGCCTACGGCGCGCAAGGCCCCTCGCCCCTTCGCCCCGGCAGCACGCTCCAAGGCGCCCGCAATCTCCACGCCGACCCACATACCAACGCGCCGCGCGTATGGCTCCATTGCGACCCATATCCGCTTCAATTCGCTCTCGTAATAGCCCCAGTTGGCTTTCAGACCGTCATACATCCAATTCGCCGCGTCCATTACGCCGCGCAGAAGTTCCCCGCCGATTTCGCGTGCGCCAAACATCGCAACATCTATCACGTCCCAGACAATGTCTTTTATGCTACCGTATTTCTCCTTGATAGTATCGAATGTATTTTTAATGCTATCCGCAATATCGACAATTACCATACGAATAGCAGCGGCCCAGCCTTGCGCCCGCGCAACGTGAAACACACCCTCCACATATCCTCGTATCTTGTGGAATAGCCCATAAATGGTTTCCCCCCAGGCCCGCAGCATATTTGCATTTCGTCGAAGCCAGCCTTCTACGTCGCCGAGCATTCCGCCTACTATGTCCGCACTGTCTTTTAACGGCCCGAGAAACGGCTCGCCGAAGGCGCGGCCAACGGCCTTGACTTGTTCCCAGAGTCGAGACATTGCGTAGGCGAACCCCAATGTTTTCTTGCGCGCCTCCTCGGCCTTGCCGCCGTATGAACTCACAATCTCGCTGTAAGTCTTTTTCAGAAAGGAGACGTTTTGAATCGCCGCCGCCATACCCCTAAGGGCCCGGCGTTCGGGTATTATCAGAGCAATTTCGTCCCCCGTGACCGAATTAAGTTTTTTAATCGCCCCGATTAAACCGATTGTCTTGAGCGTATTGCCCGATAGCTCCAGACCGAATTTGGCCGCCGCTTCCCTCGCCTCTTTTGTGGGCGAGAGAAACACAGTCATAATTTGCGCTAATGACGTCATTGTCATTGCCGAGTCGAGTCCGGCTAAGGTAACGGTCGCAATGACGGCGAGCAACTCGTCGAGTTTCACCCCCGCAATCGCCGAAATCGCCGCCACCTTGCCTATGTCAGCGGCGAACTCTTCGTATGTCAATCGGCCGCGCATCACCGTCAAAAAGAACTTGTCCGAAAGCTTCTCCGCCTCGTTGACGTTAAGTTGATACGACTTAATGACGGATACTAAGGCGTTCGTCGCGGTTGCCGCATCAGTCATCCCGCCTTGTGCACCGCGAACGGCGACATCAAGTAATTGTATCGCCTGTGTAGCCGGAATTTGAGCGGACAGAATGTCATATAGTCCCCGACTCAGGGCTGTCGTTGACTGGCCATAGGTTACCGCCATATCCCGAATGCTTCTCGTGAACTCCTTCATTAGAGGCATTTGCCTATCTTCGAGCATCGTCGATACGAACATCATTTGCTTCTCGAATTTCGCCGCCTCCCGAACGCTCAAGGCGAAGTTCGCAGAGAGGCCAAGAATCGCCCATTTGGAATAAGTGTATATCTTGTCAAAGGCCCACTGAAAGGCGGCAACTATCTTGCCGACCGCCCACTGTGCGGCGCTCCAGAGCTTGCCGAATACCGCCGATACCGCACCCAAAATCTTGCCTGCGCCCCAGCTTATCGCGTGCATGCTCGCCGAGACCATACTGCGCGCGCTTGCAAGGCCCTGCCTAAGCGGCGAGAGATTTGCTCGAATAACTACGTAGGCTTCACCTAATTTTGGCATGTGCGTCCTTTTTTACTCTGTCCCCGAACATTGCCTTCATGGCCTTGACCGCCGCTGCGCCTTCAATCGGCTTCGCCTCACCCGATTCCATTCTTGCCATCTGTCCGGCCTCTTCCAAAAGGCCACTGACTTGCCTGAGCGTCATCGACCAGATTTCCGTCCAACTTATCGCACCTTTGTAAAAGCGCAATATCAGTGCTATTGCTGTTCCCCAACTAAGGGTGTCATTTTTTTTTCCGGGACTGCGTTCAGCCCGCCGAATAAAACGGCGACGACTGCCGGAACATCCCGCAAAGTCAATATGTGCGACATCTGCTCCTCAGTCAATTCCGGGTGATTATGCTTCGCACCCAGGTACGCAAGAAAAGCCGCCCCCTCGACTGTCTCCGCCGCTTCTTCGATTTCCGCTTCGCTCGTCGGCTTATCAAGCTCTCGGAGCAATTCAAGTCGGTCAACGTCTCCGATAGCCTTCGCATCCTCAATAATCCGCCTTCTGCGCTCCGCCTTCTGCTCTTGGTGAGTTCGCATTACGCGCGCCCTGAACTGCGCAAAGTCCGCCAGTGTCAACTCGGAAAAGCATATCTTCTTACCGCCAAGCTCTAAGATGGTGCTCCGTCTAACATAATCGCTCAAGTCTAAGCCCATAGCATTCTCCTGTAATCGCTACACTATCGTCCAAGTTATTTCGCCATTTAATCGCTACACTATCGCCCAAGTTATTTCGCCATTGCCCTGAAAGTTGTACGTGATTTTACCCGCTCCACCGGGGTCTTGAACGACCCCAACGCCGGAACATATCGCAGGCCCGGTCAAATACCCGTCCCCTGCCGTCTGCGTTAGATTCAGCGTCAAGGTTGCCCCTGTCCCCTCCACGAGAGCCGGACCGGTATCGTCCGCCGCCCCCTCCACCGTCGCCGTCCAGTCCTTCAGACCCGCAACCTTGCTCATTGCCACTGCCGTCCCGGCCAGGGGCACAGCATCGAAGTCGTAGCTTATGTTCGCCGACCACTTGCTCAGCGGGTCACCAAATGCCCCGCCGTTCGGCCAGGTTATCTTTGCGCCTTTTCCGTGTACGCTTGTCGCCGCCATATTATATCTCCTTCTTAGGTATGGATTGTTAATGTTTAACTAAATGTCGCCCCGGCCACAGTATCGGCGCCCTCGATGACATAACTAATCCGCATCGTATCCTGCGCATCCGCCGTCGGTGCAACGGAAACAATGAGACCATCGGCCTCAAAGTAGTGCGTCCCGTCGATGTATAGCTTGACACTTGCCGCCGTGCCGGTTAGTTGGGCCAGTGGGCTCGTCTCGGTTTTTTGTATCGCATCCACGCTGGCCTTCCAGTCCTTGAAGCCTGCAAGATAAGTTTTGAACGTCGCGCCAAGTTCGGTAGCCTCAGCAAGGGCAACGCTCGTATCCATCGTCCAGCTTGTCGCATCAAGATCGACAGGACCTGCGCCGACGGTCACTTTGCCGCCGCTGCCTCTGTATGTCGCCATTGTATTACTCCTTCACAAAACTCAATTCATAAGTCAAAGTATTCTGCCAGATTTCGTCCACGCATAACAGCGGCCCGGTCGATATGGGGCGCATAGAGACGATGTGCCAGCCGTTCATGTTCATCAGAGAAAAATCGTAGGTTCGCCCCATTATTTCGCTTATCAGAATGGCTCGTTCGCCGCCGTCCGTCGCGTTATCATAGACATCGAACTGCAATTGCGCCGTCCTGAGACAGTCATCACGACCGCCGAGCCACTGCTCAAGTCCGATACTTGCTAGCAATATGTCGGCGTAAGGATAAGCGACAGCCTGCGGGGCCTGTTGAAAGTACATTCCGCCGGCCAGCAACGCGCGTAAGTCCGCCGAGCTTTTGTACTTATCCATAATCGCCGTCGCCAATTCGTTTACCATAGTATCTACGAGTTTGCCTTCTTAAAATAATCGTGCACTGCGCTTGCAGTATCCGCCAATGCGGGCCGCAAATAAGGCCGCGCCTTCATCTTGCCCGTGCCGAGTTCAAGATATAGGCCATATTCCGCATCAGTCCCCGCCTCGGCCTTCGCCGCGATATATTGAACATCGGGACCGACCTTGCCTTCAACTGCATCGTTGTTTGTGCACTCTACAACGTGCATTATGCTCGAACGCAACACGCCCATATCGACCGCCGGGGGCAGCCCGGGCGCAGCCGCATAATGATGCTTTTTTCCGCTTTTCGTCCTGCGCCGCCCAATGCCTTCCTGCCAGACGCCCTTGACCGTATGGCCCGTGCCGCGCAAAGTAAAATGAGTCTTCACGTACTTTTCCAGAAATGCCGTCGCCTTCTCCATAGCTCTAACATTCGCAACGGTAGCCAGAGTAAAGACCTCCTTTCCTCGCCAGTCTGTAATATAATCGGGCATTATTCCACCTCCAGGCAATCTATCTCTAAATGCTTACTTAGTTCGCCGGGATTGTATATTGTCTTGACCTGTAACGTCCTACCGCTCGATGTCATTACTACGCGGTCGGTATTCGCAATGCTCAAACCGTCGGAATCGGCAAGACAGTATAGCCGCCAGATTGCCCGCGTGACCGTCCTACCGAATTGGTCCATTTCGTTGATAACCCGCCGTGTTAGGCGGCATGGCAGGGCCGCTATGCGCGTGCTAAAAGCCTGCTTGATGGCGCCGGTCTCAGCTATCGTTCGCGTCGTCTGCTTGACCTCTACTGTCGAGTTGAAAAAGTTGGTTATCATTCTGCAAAAATCGGTAATCTTATTCTACAATACGGAGCTAAACGGCCCGCTATATGGGCGGGCATGTCCCGCGCCCCGCCCTGCGCGTATGTTATGCTGTGATCCCCAAGTCGTTCGGCCTGGACAGTCGTATCCTGCGTGCGGCTCAGATAATATGTATTGACCAAGTCGATGCAAATCTGCTCCAGGGCGGCGGGCGTAGTAACGTATCCGGCGGTGTACTTGGCCACAACGTTCTGCCGACCCGCCGTAAAGCCGACCGGTAGATATAGTTCGCCCGTGTCCGCGTTCACTGTGTAGTCGTCCTCCGGGATGCACGGCGCAGGGCAGTATGCCCATACATTATTGAGGCAATTCAGTCCCATAACGGGCAGTAATTCGGCAGCCGACCAGAGGCTAAAGTCGCTGTGTATGACCTCCCCCGTCCAACCCTTGCCCAAAACAGTAATAGCTATTGCAAGCGTCCCCACCGTATAGTTGGCGAGCGTTAAGACATCCGAACCGGCGCTTGCCCCGCCGCTTATCGTCAAGGTCAAATTCGTAACATCGACTGTCGCCCGCGCACCGTAGGCGTCACTGCTGCCGTTATTGATTTTAAGTACATCCTCCACTCCGTTCGACAGAAGCGTAATCGCTGTGACCGGATATTCGCGGAGCAATAAGCTCGTTGTGCCGGTCCCATCGTATCGCTGCCTGTACGTGGTCGAACGCAATGTCCGGTCGCAATACGCCTCAATAGCGGAAGTCGCCCTTACTATAAGTGCTTCTATTAGTGCATCATACGTGCTCACCGTGATTCCGGTGTAGTCCTTGAAGTTGGCTGTGGTAGTCAAGGCCCCTGTTGTTGTCGTGGCGGCTAAGGCGCTCTGCACAACGTTGAAGGTATCCAGCGCCGCGACACTTGTACCTGCAATCGCCGCCGCGTAGCGTATTGAGTACGTCTTCCACAGTTCGAAGCCGTTCGCAGACGATATGGCAATCTGTTCGGAATAGAATCCGGTCGTGCCTGCATCGTCGAGTTTCGCCATTGTCCCGGTCAAAATCGCCGTTGCAGTCTCGTCCTCGTAAATCGAATAGGCAGGCAAGGCGTCCGTATCGACCGGCGCGCCAGAGGTGCTGAACGCCTGAAGTGTGAAGGTAAAAGTCTGCCCTAAAATGGCCTGGTCTGCGCAGCTCATATTATTGTATCCTCGGCACGCCGCCGGACGCTACCGCCCCGACGTTATTGACGGTTTTAGTCGTTGTAGGCTCCACGTTAAAGAATTGACTTATATTGTCGGCTACATCGCCCGCGTTGGTCTCCGTCAAGGCTGTGCCCATTATTTGCGTGACGTTCACACCCGCCCCCCCGCCGGGGGCCTGCTCAAGCGCATTCGTAGTGTAGCGATAAACAGCCCCGTCAACCTCCATAGCTGTATTGAGCTTATCCGTGACGGCCTTAACTGCATCGGCAACACCGCCCATAGTATCTATTTTTGTTTCGTTCGCGTTGACCTCGGCGATTATCGCGTCCTTATCGGCTGTAGCCTCCGTCCGTGTGGGCGGGTTGTAATCCGATAAGGCTGTATCGACCTCAGCATTCACGGCAGCGGCCCAATTCGTTGAAACTTGGGTGATCGTTCCGCTTGACGTATTGAATTGGCAACCTGATGACATTATCGTCCCTGTTGTATTCAGTAATCCTTGAGGGCCCCCAGAAGCGCCGGCCCCTTCTGCGTAGGCAACACATCCGACCAAATGTGCCACGGCGGTTGCGTAATTTATGCGAAGCCCGGCAACGATGCCCGTGCGCCCGGCTGTCGCCACGGCGTTGAATGTGCAATTATCGAATATACATTTGACCGCATAGCCACCCGATCCAATTTCTGCCGCCACCAACACATTCGCCGATGTCGTACTGCTATTGGCAATGAATTTGCAGTTCCTATAAATACCGGAACCGGGAAGTTGACAGCCATGTGCGGGATTTGTATTGCCTGTCGTCTCAAATGTCACGTTTTCCGCCAGGATATTCATAGTTGTCTCGCCTGCGAAATTAGCCCCATCCCACGCACTCGTAAAATGACAATCAATCAAACAGAGATTGACACACCCAACAACATAAACGCCATCAGAGGTTCCAGATGCGTAACAATTCCGAACCGTAATATCTGATACGCTGGCAATAAGCAAACCATAAGTACTTGGTCCAATAAGGCTAAGATTGGCCGCGACTGATTTATTCCCCATCGTCAACGGGGTTCCGCTGGCCGGAATCAGCCGTGTCGTTCCGCGATCCTGCCCAATTATTTGAAGACTTTTCGCTGAAGCATTCACTGCCTCAACATAGTCTCCCGGCCAAATCAATATCGTATCGCCTGACGCGGCAGCGGTTACGGCGGCCGTGATTGTCAGTTTGGCATCGGTAAAATGATGACCGCCATTTGAGTCATTGCCAGTTTTTGCGACGTGCCATACGTGCGTGATTAGGTCGTGACTGTCCAGGGCCGAACTCGTTTCGGCGTTCACATCGGCCTTAGCTTGTGTAGCCAGAGAGCCCACGCTGCCCGTCACGTTGCCTCCTACATTCCCAGTCACCGAGCCAACTGCACCTGTCACAGAGGCTACCGAACCGGCTACGTTGCCGCTGACATTCCCGGTAACGCTCGCCACAGAGCCAACCACATTTCCGCCTACATTCCCCGTGACAGAGCCGACTGCGCCTGTGACGCTGGCGACTGCGCCGGTAACACTACCTACCGCTCCCGTCACCGACCCGACTGCACCTGTGACCGAGCCGACTGACCCGGAAAGATTGCCCGTAATACTGCCGGTGAGGTTAAACGTTTGAGTGCCGGTCAATTGCCGGGTCGCTACAGACCAAATATCGGCGGCGGCAATGTCCGCCAAGTCGCTCACCAACTTCGTCACGGTTCTAATCGTGTAGCTAATCGGCAGGCAATCGGTCAGAGTGAAGGAGAGGATTATGGCGTCGCCGTTCATATCACCGGCGACCAGATCGATTTCCCATACGGCGCCGTCGGTGTTATACGCGGCGGCATTAGCGCAGGCGCCGCCCGTACCATCCAGCGTCCGCTTGCACGTGGGTGTGCCCGTAGTTACCGCCGCACCTGTGGATGTGTTTATAAAATGGCCTATTCCAAAACCAGTAACGGCTGTATTCTTTTTGAACATTCTCTAAGCCGCTCCAATCAGATTATTGCATTGCCTGGCCCAATACGGCTTGAATGCCGGGGGCGCGCCCGCTCCCGATTGCCATATTTGCCGCCTGCCAAACATTGCAAACGGCTCACGGTACAGTTGGGCGATTTCGGAAGCGGAAAGGGCACGATTCCAAATTTGCACATTATCTATCAACCCATTGAACGAATAGTTTGGGATGTTTGTACCGCCAATGGTGAAGCTAGTGGTCACATTAGACATTGAGCCGGTTTTAGCGTCACTATCAACGAGAATACCATTTTGATAGAGAGAAATCGTTGCTTGATTCCAGGTCCCAACAAAGTGATACCAGACATTAAGAGGAATATCTATTGCTTGTGAATATGCAGAAGTACTAGTATCAATTATAAATCTGACATCATCTCCCGCCACAATCATTTCATAACTATTGGCTACACTTAACTCCCTTTTGCTTACGATAACTCCAAATCCTCCTTGGTGTGCTCCCAGTTGTTTAATCCAAACTGAGACTGTTATAGAGCCAAGAATATCAAGAGACGGAGTATCTCCTATTGAAACACGACCAGAACTTGCATCTGAATATAAACACGAACCAAACCACCCAGGAGACCAAACAATGCTATTTAGAAGTGTTCCCGTATTCCTATTCCCGCTCGAATCAAAGACTTTAATCCCCGACCCCTCGTTCATCAGCCAGCAGCCGACAAGACCTCTGGCGAGGGGGTGACCCTTGATTGGATAACTGAATTTTGGTGGTTTAAGAAACATCTTATGACGCTACCGGTATTGTCGCAGTCCTGTATCTCGTTGTAATCGTGACCGTGCTGCTGGCGGTGGTGTTGTTCCAGTCATGCATGATCTTAAACGTACCCCACTGCTGCGGGTCAACAGAGATACGCTCTCGATTTGTCGCATTTTGGGTGAATATCATCTCAAAACCAGCACCAATGTCTGCTTGTGCTTGATACGTGGCGTTGCACTCGCCAAGTATAGCTATCTCCAGGCCGCCGGTAGCTTTCGCGTGGTTAGAATAGGTTGCCTCTATCGACACCTCACAGGCGGCCTTGCCGTCCAAATCTATCGCATCACTGATTTCAAGAATTGTGCCAGCAGTTGTTAATACAACCGCCTCGACGCCGCATTGTGTCCAAGCACCCCAGTTATATCCGGTATCGGCCATTGGTTATACCTCTCTTGCTTCAAGATTAGCCTTCGCATCAGCTTCAAGCGAACCGACCAAAGCATCTATCTGGGCTCGCCGAGTTATCCGTGCTTGATGCTGTGCCCATAAGTTATCGAGAACACCTACCCTTGCGGCAGGTGTAGCGATAAGCGCGTACAGAACATTGTAAGCCTGTTCCGTTGTCGGGTCGGCGCTATCCGTCCGAGTGGCCGCAACTGATACCGCCTTTTTTGCTACATCTAACACAGTTATTTCAACCGACCACGTGATAGCCATTGCCAGCGTCCTTTATATCAACTGCCCAAATATCTGTAATACAGCGTTGCAACAATCCCGGCGCTGTTCACGGAATTATTGCTTATCGCAAGGGTCAAGGTGTCGCCCTTCGCCGTGTAAGGCCGAAAGTATGTTCCTATTACCGGCACCGCCGTCTCAGTCGCCGTATCGCTCCTATTGGCCGCTGATCCGCCCAGAACATCCGCCCCGTATTGGTTCGTCAGCACAATATCATAGTTGACCGTCGGCGCAACCGCCTGGGGGTCTGTAATGAACATCAGCAATTCGCCGTTGAACTTGGCCGTCACCGCCGTCGAGGGAAAGCTCCCATCGGCGGCGTCCGCCATGCAGGTGAAGATTATACGCCGAACCGGACCCGTAGTATCGGCGGCCTGAGTAATAGTCCCGGCCATAAGCGGGCCTCCTTTCTATTGTTATCTGAGCTGAATTGCGCGATACCAATCGACGCTCAAGACAGGCTGATTCGTCCCATCGCTCTGGCAGACGAAACTCGGCGTTAGAACATCCGTTACCGGAATGCCGGAAGCCACTACGTTTGTCAAAGTCTGCTGCACGCCGTTTATGTAGGCGGCAATAGCCGTTATGCCCGTCACTTTGAAGCCAAGTCGAATGTACGTAGCCGAGGCGAGCGTACCCGTCGCTCCCAGACTGTCCTTCAGTTCGGCAGTAGCTTTGCACTCATAGAAACTCGTGACGCCCGCCGCGCCTGTCTCGCACGCGAAGCCGATATATTCGCTATTAGTAGCGTCCATATCGCCCGCGGGATTCAAAGTCGCATCGACATCGGCCAAACCCGCAAAGAACTGTATCTTTAACGGAAATGTGGTCGCCAGGCGAGCCTCAAACCATATATCCTTGCCCGCCGCCGGCAAAAAGCAGGGACCTAACTTCTGAACGTTTATGCCGTCCCCGGCGTCTGTATGACCGGCGTTGAGAATCCCAGTACCGCCGGCGGCAGTACCGAGCGTGAATGTCCCTGCGGCACCCGCCTGAGTAGCCGTATAGCCCGCCAGTGTTGCCGCGTCGATTTTCGTAAAGTCCTCAAAAGCTTCGTAAGCTATAGTGGGGTCGCATCGTATCGCCAACAGAGGGCAATCCGCCCATACGCCTGTCCGCCACGTGGTGTTTATGTTCGGGTCCCAAAAGTTCAACGCCCCGGACTTCCAATATGACCTTGTTTGCATTGCCATGTCTTAGTCTCCTTTCAAGGTTATTATATTAGTCCTCTGGGGGGCGAAATGAAACGCCCCCCAAAAGAAGACTGGAACTGCCATCATTCGGCCGTCATTACACGAGCGCGCTGTCCATTACAGCTTCGCCGTATCGCGGCTGGCTCAGTAGTATGAATACGCAACCCGTTACGGGGTCATTGGCCACTTCGACCATTTTCAGACGGGCGTACTTATACGTCGAATACAACTCATCGGAACTGATCTCAACCATATACACGCCCTCGGCTCCTGCCGTAGTCGTGAAGCCCGTCGAAGCGCAGGCGGCCATCGCGCTGTACGTATCGCTGCTTGCTGTCACTCCGGCGTCAATATCGTACTTGTACCGAAAGGCAACTGCCTGCACAGCGGCTGCGGCTGCGGTAGAACAGGCCTCAACCGTCACCGTGCTGGTGCCTGTCGCCCCGGCGCCCTTAATCACGAAGAACATAGCCTTGCCGTATTCGCTCAAGTTCACGACATCGCTGTATACCGTACCCGCAAAAGCGTCCGCAACGGGAACTAAACCATTAACCGGATGGAACTCTTCGCCTATTGCCATTGTATATCTCCTTATATTTGCACTACTTAGTCAACTTGTTACGCCCTTGCCGCCAATGCCACAAAGGGACTGATTGTATTGGCGCCGTGTTTCGGCGTCACTGCCGAGGACCACCAGGGCGAACCATCGCACCGTATCTCGAACCGGAAAGCGACCTCGTCCTCGACGAACTTGACGTGAATGCTCGTGGCCGTCTTTATTCCCTCGCCCGCCCGCGCAATAGTAACATACTGGCTCAGATCGGCAAGGATAATATCGCCGGTAGTGCCAAGTGTCTGGCAGTGCGGGCTCCAGATAATCGGAGCGCCGAAAATCGTCTGGGGCAAAGTCGCGCCAGCGTTCACCACTATAACACCCGACCCGCCCGTGCCGACTGTTAGGGACATCTTCATAACCTCATCAAGGCAGTCCCGGTTTATCAACCAGACAGCCTTACTTACGCCTGGTTGCCAGAGTCGCTTCCACATCTTCAAGACGTTCTCATAGACTATCGTTGCGGCTGCCTGGCCGGTCTCTTTGGCAACGCTGATCAAGCAAGGCGAACTCATAATCCCGAGCGCCTCGTTGGCACCATTGCCGTTCACGATGTCCTCGTCCCGCGTGAGGGCAAACTCCGTAGCGACCATCCGACCGAATAGGGCCTCCAGCGCCATCGGCGAGTCCTCAAGCAGTTCATCAGTCGCATAGGCGAGCACTGCCATCTTCTTGAGTTTCAATTCAAGACGTCCAAATGCCACCTTGCTGGAAGTCTTAGTGGCGCCCTCGCCCATCTTGTACACCGTCAAGCCGCCAGTCCAGCTCGTAGCCTGAGTCGTCACGTTGACGTAGGGCATCGCCACGTTATTGCTGGCTATCGGCACCGCCATTGTGCGCGGCAGCAGCATCGACTCGGCCTGCATCGCGGTCAGCAGGGCGTTGCTCCATCCCTGGGGAATTAGAAAGCCGCCGTCGGCGTTTATCGCTTCGCTCATCCCGGTCGCCTTGACATGACTAATCCAACCGCCCATTCGCTCCGAAACACCCTTCACCGACTTGCGAACCTCCATTAGAAAGTCCCCGCCGCTTTTGAATGGCCCGAATTCCGGAGCCAAGCTGGTCTGATTGCTCGTTGAATTGGCGGCTCCCCGCTGAATCTCAGCCCGCAATATTTCAGCCGCCTTCTGAGCGGCCTCAATCACCGGGTCGATAGCCTTGTCGTCCGCCTTAAGCGAGACCTCGATGTAGTCCTTCGCAACGCCTTGCGCAACCAACTCGGACGCATCAGCGTCGGCGACATCGACAAGCTCGCCTGCTTCAAACTTTCCGTACTTCTGTATCAAGCGTAAAGTTTTCATATCGCATACTCCATAAAATCATTCTGTATTTGTCGTTATATAAACGGCCTGCAATTCCCATCTCCGTATCCGGCTAACATTTCCGATGCACACGCATCTAATGTCCCCGCCAGACGGACGACTAATTGCCCCAACCTGTACTATGTTCCTATTACCTTGCCTTTCAATATCCGCCTCACGTTGGCAGCCACTTTGCCGGTATCTATCGTCAGACAGATCGGCACGCGCGTCACTCTGACGCACTCAATATGCCGAATCATTGCTGTTTCGGCGGCTTCAAAAGAACCATCCCGACCTGCGCAATGCGAACGCGCCGCGGCGGCAGTCCATATCTTCTTAGGGTAACGAAGCGCCTGAATTTCGCTCTTATTATCCTTCACGCCATAAATTACATCAATGCACTTGCCGTCGTGCTTCTGCTCGCAATTCACGCGGCGCATACGGTCGTATCCGTCCGGCGAATGCAGTCGGCAAGCGTGTTCGTTTGGGTACGGCTTCTCGCCTGCGTTTTCAAAGGGCTCGCCAATATCCTCTGCCGGCTCTTTGTCTGTGTCCTCGCACAAGCATTCCTCCTCAATATCCATTCCCAGAGCCAACTGAACTTCCGGCCCAATTGTTATTGCCTTGCTCTTCACCGCCGTTATCAGCGCCTCCGGATTCGCTGGTATCGGCACCACGCTAAACTCAAGCAACTCCCACTTATCTATTATCCGGCGCGCCCCCTCCCAACTTGGATTTTTTTTCAAGTCCTCTTGGCTCGGTTCGTAGTCGTGCTTTCGTTGGAAGCCCACGCTAATGGCTTTCAAGAACCCGCCTTTGCACAGGGCATAGACATCCTTCGCCATCTGCGTAGCGGCGATTTTGAACTTGGTTTTCAGACCGTGCGCCGTGCGAGCAATCCATATCGCCTTGCCTATCGGCGGCTCGTGATAATCGTGCGCCCACATTACAACCGGATTCTTAACGAAATGCTCCAAATTCACGCCTTTAGGCAGCAGGACTTCATTGTCGCGGTCAACTGCATCAGTCGAGATTATCGCGGTTATCGTGCCTTCCTCATCATCCGAATCGACCTTAGCGACATATTGCTTATAGAGCATATTAGGACTTGGCTCGCTCATTTTTTCGTCTCCTTTTGTCCCGTGCCTTATTCTTTTTGTTGTCGAAACGAATCATTTTGTTTTCGGCCTTCTTCTCGTCTATCATATCAACTCCACCTCAGGGGCTATCGCGCAGCGACAATGCGGATGAATCGGCGGATGGCCTATCCCTTCGTAATCGAAATGCAATCGGCGCCCGCCAATCTCATAAATGTCCCCCTTGCTGAAGTATTCAGCATCAACGTCAATAACCTTGCCGTCCATTGAGAGGCAAAACTCACAGGAGCGATCATCCCCGCTTGAGACCCAAATCTTTTTCGTTATAATTCCCGTCTGCTTGTAGCCTTGCACCGCCCCTTCGTTGAAGGCCCATATCGTCTCAGTCCGGGCAATCCGACTCGCATCGTTTCGACTTACGCCCTCGTAAAGAGACTCTACACGCCGTCGCAAACCAACGAGCGCCTCGCCCGCCGCAATGCCTTCGCCTAATGACTGTCGCAACTGCCCGAGCTTGGTCGCGTTTATCCCCACGACCGCTCCCTGCCTGTGCGATTCCATTATGTTCATAACGGGACCGGCAATGGGGTCAAAGGGCCTGTCGAGTACAAACTGAGCCAGTGCCCGTTCGCCTCCGGCTAATAGAGTCCTGCGAACAAACGGCGTCATCGTCTCGCTAAGTTCGGCATTGAAAGCAGTCATATCGAACCACCCACCAAGCCAGTCTTCGCCGGATGCAAGGGCCTTGCCGCAAGTGCTTGCCATCGCTTCGATTATCGTTGCCTTTTGATGGTCGAAATAATCGGCAAGCGCATCCTCGAATTCCTTGTCCACAAAGTTCGTTGGGTGATTCAAGGGCGGAAATCGGCGCCGCGCCTTCGCCGATCTCGTCATATACTTCCCCGGCGCAATCGGCGAGCCTATCGGTGCAAGCGTAATCGGCAAGTAAGGCACACTGCCCCACGATACGGTTGGAAGGCCAGCCGCCGTCCGCTCCTCGTTTATCGTGCTGTAACCCGTGCGCAAATTCGCCTCGCGTTGCCGCAACTCATAGTCCTTATCGGCAGGCACAGGATTGTCAAAGGCGCAGAACATCACCCCGCTATCATCAAACAGCGGAATCAGCTTGCTGTTTATCGCCTCTTGCAGCTTTGTTAGCTTGGGCCGCAAGGTATTCTTGGCATATTGATAATCGCCCGCGTCCGCGTTGGCTCGGTTCACATCCTCGCTGGTCAGTTTGCTCATCGGCACGCCGAACACAGCGGCAATTTCTTCCTTCGTCGCGCGCCGGCCCTGCAAAAAAGCCATTTCCTTCGGCGTTAGGCTCACCGGCTTCAATTCCACTCCGCCGGTCAAGACAATCATCTTGCCCGCCTTCTCCAAGCCCCGAAATCGCTGAGGCCACTGCTTATAGACCCGCTCCAATTCGTTTTCGGGCGGTGCCGCCGTCCCCGCCGGGAATACTAAAGCCATATCCGGCTGCGCACGATTGATCATAAGCGCATTTTCATACACATTCATCCCGGCGGATAAGTCTGCCGCAAGCACCGCAGCAGCAAGCGGTCCCATACCATAATATAAGTCCTGCGGATTAGGATACCGAAAATGAACCATCTTATCGACATGGACAATTTCCTTTTCGCCGCCCGGCGCCTGATATTCGTAGCGATCTATAAAACGAGATTTGCTTGGTACTATTCGCGTGTACTCCGGCGCTAACGGCCATATCTCCATCACCTCGCCCAACGGGCCCAACGTCAAATTCCAAAAGGCGTTGCCCGTCAGCTCCAGATTAAGAAAAGTCAGTTCAATAAGGTCAAATTGATTCGTCCACTTATTCGGCCTCTGTAATAGCGATAGCAGCGGGTGCGCCGTCAACTCCCGTATCTGCTCGGCCTTCAAAGTGGCCGGAATCCCCTGCCAACGCAAATATGCCTTCGCTCCATCCGATACCGCTCGGCTCGGAAATAGCAGTTTGCCCCGTATTCTATCCGATTCAGCGACATATAAGCGCAAGACCGCCTGTGCGCAATTCACCGCGTTAAGGTGTGCACAGGCATAGACCCAGCCCACATATTTCTTGACGAGTCCGCCGAGATCTGTCTGTGGGTAGTATTCTCGCCCCTCCTGCCAGGAGGATATACGCCAAGCACCGGGGACGCCGGTTTTCGCACGACGTCGTAATCGTGTCATGAGGCTATTGAGCAACATTCCACTATACCGGCGGAAGGTTACATCATTTGCGTAGGTATCTGCTCTGCTCAATATATGGAACATATCGCCGTTTGCGGCGTTTGGGCCTGTAAAATGCGGGATTGCTCCGCCGAAATCGTGTCAATAAGCGTGTAACATTAGAACGACAACAGCCCAAACAATCCGCTGCCTCTTGGTGGGTCAGACCCAAGACCTCCACACATCGTACAGCCTCCCTTTGCGCCGGAGTGCTCGTTACTGCTGCCATCCCGCATCGTCCCATATATCGTGACCTTCAATAGAGTTGGGTATAGCTACTATCTGCAAGCCCGCCGGGACAAGGCCCTTAACGTGCGCCACAGCATATCGCACGGCGTCTATAGCGTGGTCGTGAAAAGGGGCGGGTCGGGGCGGCGAAATGACTGTTCCTTCCATATCAACCGACCACTTATAGCCCCGAAATTCCTTCTCGACGCTGGCAGAATCCGCCGTAATGTGTATCATTAGGCCCTGCAACGTTCTTATGCCGTGCGCTACTGAGTCCGGGCCTTTCACCGATGGGAATATGTTTAGTCCCGTCCGCCTTAGCTCTGCAATACTCTTAGGCTCGGCAGAATCGGCAACTATTATTTCGCTCGGCGGCACTATATTCTTGAGCATGGCGGCCAGGTCGGTGTTAAGTAGTCCTGTCGCATACACGTGCTCGGCAATATACAAATCCGAACCGGACAAGCAACACTCCACAAGGGCCGCCGGGTTTATGCTATAGCCGAAGTCAAGGCCCCAAACTCGAACGTCGTACTTTTCCGGCATAGCGTTCACTATATCCCAATTTCGGAATATCAAGGCTTGTGGCATAGCCCATTCACCCAGTCCGTATATCTTGCCGTACTCGGAATCTTCGGCAATTAAACGCTCTATGACAGCGTGGCCCGTCTCATCGAGCATAGCATTATCGGTGTGCAATAGTCGCAACACACGAGATTTGGAATGTGCCGCCGCCTGCTCCTGGCGCAGCTTGAGCCATTCATTACCGACGGGGTCTATGGGATTATACGTCAAAAATATCTGCTTGCGGCCCTCAGCTCGGCAGAGCATATCAAGTTGGTCAAACTCGCGCTCCGTGAAGGTAGCATCGTGACCTATTCCCGCCGCCTCCTCGACCCATACGTAATTTATCCCTTCCATCGACCGCTTCTTGAAGACGTTATCCAAGCCGTCAAAAGCCCAGCGATTATTAAGCGGCACATATCGCAAGGCAAGCTCTGTTCTGTTCTGCTCATAAGGCACGCCTTCGGCGTCGAGTATCTTCCGCACTAAAGCCCAGCAGCTTGACCGCACGGCAGGCCGCGTCTTACGCAGCGACAGTATGCCGACGTCCCGCTCATTTAAGAATACCTCCGCTATCAAGAATTGAGCCATCGTGTAACTCTTCCCGCTGCTCGCCCCCCCGTATAGGTAGTTGTATCTCGCCGACCGCCCCTTCGTCAGCCACTGGTAAGGTTTGTGGTTCACCTTCATTAGTAGTTCTGCTTTCGATTTGTTTAACCCTTGCGCCGTCCGGCAATACGTGCTCGATCTTGATTATATGCTCCGGCCTGCTATCTGCCTCGCCCATCAAGACCAAGTCCAGCCGGACAAGCTCCGCCTGCGCTCTTGCTATGCCTGCCACGTCCGAAACGCTCGTCACCTCTAATTCGCCCCTATTGAGCTTTTTGACCGCGACATTTTCGACCGCCCGCAGGACGTTGAGCGTATCGTTTATCTCCTGCCGGTGCCGCAGCTTATTACGGACTGCCGCCTGGATTGCCTTCTGCTCCACCTTCCCATCGACCGCCTTCATCCGTTCCTGCATTTTCCTTGTCCAATTCGTCTTGTCCGCCCACTGCCTTATCGTTTGACGGCTTACCCCTACCGTATCAGCCACTTTCTGAAAAGTTTTTGCAGCGCCCATCGCATACCATATCTCAAAGGCGCTGTCGGCTTTTTCTTTTGTTTGCGGGAAGATAGTCATTTTTACATAAGCTCCGTAACTGGCACAACTTAGAATCTTACACTACTCAATAGACTATACTCAATCGCTCCGTCACTAAACTTTTATCATAGTATTATGACAGTTTCTTCATCATTAAATCAATGTTGCGCTTCCTGCCGACTTTAACATTGCCAACTTTTACGTAGTCATATTTTTCATAGAACGCAATCGGATTTCCTGTTATTTGGTCACTTTTGCTGCGTATTACATCTGGATTCAGTCTGCGAAGCATTTCGGCCCCAATTCCTTTATTTCTATATCTTGCATCGATCAACAGATGTATCAATACATTTGTTGATTCTTTAACGGCCCAGCCGACAATCTGTCTATCTATTTCCGCCAGCAAGACGTAGCAATGTCTCAAATAGTTTAACTGCTGTGCTTTCGTGACAAAATAATCATCGCCCGCATTTGCAATCTTCTGAGCTCGCGCACGTCCTGAGAGCCAAAAATCAACAAAACTAACGATTGCGCTACAGTCTTTTATCGTTGCTCGTCGATATATTATTTGCTGCGTATTAGACATAAAAGACGCTCTGTCATCGTTTGACCGTCGTATTTGTCAAGAGTGTTCTCAATTTCAATTCTCTGTTCTCTTGTCACCACGAACGTTATACAATTTGGCAAATCAGGCACAATATCATCTTGGGGATTTGGCTCGCCAAGTGGCCCCTCGATATAATCTCTTATCTCCAACTTAGTCAAGGCCGTCAATTCAAGCGGATAGTTCACTTGATCGAGTTCGACGAGAATATCGCCCATCTTCGAGCCGTCTATCTCGGCAAGCTCCTGTATCCTGTTGTCCGCCACGAGAACAGCAAGCTCCTCCGACTTGCCTGCGTAACTTTGAAATGTGACGGGGAAGGTCTTTAGGCCAAGCTGCTGCGCGGCCATCAGGCGGCAATGCTCGCTCACAATGAAGCCGCTGTTCTTGCTCACGACAATCTCGTGCCGGATTCCATGTGCCTTGATTATGTCCGCCAGCAACTTAACTTGGGCTTCGGGGTGACGCGAGGGGTTCGCCGGGTGCGGCTTGAGACTATCGAGGGGCACAACCTCGTCATATTTGCAATGAATCGGTATTTCCGCCGCAGCCTTATTGCATTGTTTCGGATTTTTGCGTTGTCCCATATCTATTATTCCAGACTAAGCACCCCGTCAGCGGTCATGACTTGACCCATATATTGTAACACGCCACCGAACACCAGGGTAACGATTCGCGCCAGACCATACGACCGCTATCGGCTTTCGATGAACTACCGCAGCGCGTGCAACACTTGCCGAAAGACCTGTCTTTTCTAATCTGCTCAGACAAAGAAGGCGGGGGCTTCTTTTCCCCCTCTGCTTCTGCTTCTGCTTCTGCTTCTGCTTGTGGGATTGTTAAGGACTGTCCAATACTGTATGATACATTTCGTTTAACATTGTTTGATTTACGGTAAATTCTTTGTTTTTCTCGATGATAGCGTTTTCGTTCTTCCTCATCCGCGCCTTCTAATCGGTGTTTTGGAAAGTTGACAAGCCGATAATCATACTGGCCGATTTTGATGATACGGCGGCCGTCAGCCTCTTTATTCCTTGAGTATGGGTCTGGTCTCAATAAATATTCTATCGCATTATTTATACTTTGTTCGTCTCCGCCAAGTAAAACTGCTAATAGTTTTGGGTTCAATTCAACAACACCATCTGGAGGTTTAGCGTTTGCAATAGCATATCCCCAAAGAGCGAACACATTAAATCCCGCTCCTAACATCGAGCCGGTAAAAGTCTTTGCGTAAAATTTACCCCAAGATTGTTCTGTGCCTCCGTGCTTTCAGGTATTTCGTAAATCCGTCGGCAATACCGACATTGTATTATGCTGGGCAAAATTTGCTCTTTTGGCTGGTAAGATGGATTATCAAATATCAAACCAAGTCCGACGGCAGCAATAACGGGGCTGTCAGTATGCGCAATCGGCATCTCTGCGTCCGTGCAACAATGAGGACAACATAATGATATTTTATCGACTGGATCAATGTCTAATTTCAAAAGTTTCCAAGTTTTCATAATGAAAATGTTAAACTGTGTTAAACGGCCCGTCAAGCACATTTTAGTCCGAATATCACCCTCTGCCCGCAATTTTTTTAATGATACCCCGAAAATTTCCGGGTTTCATAAGTCCTTGCCTCTGCGATAGTTAGCCAATTCATAAGGTGGAATGCGAAAATCTTTCCGGGAAAATCATTGACTTGCTCAAGTCTAAGTGGTAATTTACCGATAGTGAAAATATGATAGTCATAGCGAACAATTCAAACCGTGATAATCCTTCTGTGGCCGGAGTCTCCCTTCGCTGTATCGCTATGGCTAAAAACTCCGGCCCAGGGGGATTTATGTAATTGGCAATAGTTCTTTTGCAATTTAATATGAGAGAATCCGGGAAGTGCCGACCTGGTGGGGTTGTCCAGAGGTCGTAAATTAGGATACTTGTTGAGGGCACAGCACCCACAGACACAACCATCCTACGCATGTCCCGGATTTTTGAGGGATGGCGGCAGCGTTATGCCTTTGCCAGAAATGTCTGCGAAGTAGCTGTTGCTGACCATCCCTCTTGATTGCTCCCTTCTTCTAACGGCTTAGGATACCGTCGGCTTTCTGCAACGGAGATGTGGGTTCGATTCCCGCAGGGAGTATGGTGAGCGGTTCATCGGCCCCAATTTTGACAAGTAAAGAATCCTGAAGTCAGACCGGCGGCGGCGTGGAATACAGATAGACGTGTTCTGGCCAAACACGGCCAACCGAAACAGAACGCCGCCTGCCGGTCTTTTTTGAAAGGAAAAGAACTATGAAAGAACCATTTGAAACTTTTGCCTCAGAAATTCTGCACCAATTAAGCGTACTGTGTCTCGACCTATTTCACCGCGAGGAGGCACATTTTACCGCCGATGGTGTCCAGGCGACCATCACTGACACCGGCGTTCACAGGGACAATCAGGAATACATAATCTCGATTGTGCCTCGCTATCGGTATCACGTTGAGTTACCGTTGGAGGCGGAAGTTGACCGAGCGGTAGAGGAGGCATTGCAAATTGACAAGGAAAAGTACGGAGCTACGCCATGATTAGCAAGCAATTCAATATCGCCAAGCAAGTGCGCGATTGCCTGACCCGCAACTGTATGGAAGGGATAAGCTACGGATGGATTGCAAACTCGTCACTTGAACCTGCAATTCGGCGGCTCGTTTACAAGGTATATAGGATAGGTTGCAAAGATGGCAGACAAATGATAATGATGGCGGCAAGGACGTCATTGAACGCGAGCGGAGTGGATGGCAAGGAAGTTCGCCGCCCCGCTTCGGAGGTGCAAAAATGACGACGAACCGATTCAACATCTTCGCACTGTGTTTTTCTTTTGCTGTTATTATGAGTATTGCAGTCTGGGGCGAACCGAAACAGCAGACATACGAGGTATTTCTCAAGGCCCTGGCCCAGAAGGAGTCAGGCGGCGATCCGAACGCCTGGAACGAAAAGGAAAACGCGGCAGGTCTGTATCAGATTAGACCGTGTTATGTAGCAGACGTGAACCGAATTGTTGGTTATCAACGATTCACGGACTCCGACAGGTGGAATCCGAAGCAGTCGGCCTTAATGGTAGTCATTTACCTTGACCACTATGCTACCCCGAAACGACTTGACCACAAACCCACTTGGTATGATAAAGCGAGAATCCACAATGGCGGGCCGGATGGTTGGCGGCGGTGTTCCACGATTAAGTATGGCAAAGACGTGGTGCGGCTTATGAAGGAGCAGTCGAAATGAATCATTACAAGTTGACTACTCAACAGTTGACAACTCATAACGGTTTTCAGTGGATTGTAGGAAAATGGGAACACGCACTTGGAGACGGAAAATTATTGTGTTCTGACGGTTGGATTCACTGTTACGATGATCCGTTAATTGCGGTGTTTATGAACCCCATCCACGCAAACATAACAAACCCACGACTCTGGTTAATTGAAGTGCAAGGACAGGAGCAGGATGATAACGGATTGAAACGCGGGGTCAAAGAGGCGCGTTTGGTAGAGGAATTGCCTTTGCCAGTTGTCACGATTGAACAAAGAGTGGAGACAGGAATTAGGTACTCTTTATTGGTCTATCGAAAGCCATATTATGTTACTTGGGCCGAGAGTTGGCTTTCCAATAAAGATAGGAAAGATAGGTCGGCGCAGGCGGCGTGGTCGACGGCGTGCAAGGCGGCGGCGGCGGCGGAGTCGGCGAAGTGGTCGGAGTCGGCGACGGCGTGCAAGGCGGCGTGGGCGGTGGAGTCGGCGTGCAAGGCGGTGGAGTCG